AGTACAGCTTCCCCGCGCGGGGGTTCGTCGTCGTGTTGCGCTTCACCGGGCCCTGCGGCTGCCAACCCTTGGGCATCTACTTGCCGACCCACCCGGTGTTCGTGTTCACGCCGCTCTCCTTGACATACAGGGTTGTTCCCGCGCCGCCCGCGCGATTGAGATACAGGGCGCCGGGGGACCCCATGACGACGCCGTTGGGGTCACCCGATCCGCGCGCCAGGACACCACGGAGATCCAGCGATGCTGCGGCGATCGTCTCAAGCGCGTGGCGTGTCGCGTTGTCGGCTACGGACGCGGTCTCTAGCGGAAGCGGCACACCAAGCCCCTTTACGTCATTCGTTTGCTTTGGCGAATCGCAGCGCTATAGTCCCGGCACTAAAGCGCCCCCGCACCGCAATCAAACGGCCGGGGGCATGGCACCAGGGAACGGAGATCCCCGATGCACCCCAAGCGTATCGCCATCCTCATCGCGCTAGCCACGGGCATCTTCGCCCCGTCAGCTCACGCGCTGACCTTCACCGAGCAACAGAAGCTCTCCCACGCACTGCCCACCGCCCGGGCGGCATGGCCAACCAGCCCATGCGCCGGCCGCGAAGTCATTCATCTCGCCGTCGACCCGCAGGTGATCCGCGAGAAGTCCCCCGACGGCCGTCACTACGAAGGGCTGTCGCTTGCAGCTACCTGCGAGGTATGGCTGATCGCCGGCATGCTCGACGAGACGTTCTGCGGCGTCCTTGTCCACGAGCTCGGGCACCTCGCGGGCTATGACCATGCGGCCCCGTTCGCGATCATGACCGACGCGTTCGGACACTACCCGCCATGCGACCTTGCGATGAGACCCACCATCGACGAGCAGCTGCGCGACGCGCTACCCCACAACGGGGAAGGCTGGCGAATTGGCTGCCACCGGCCGCGCGACGTGTACCTGCGATGCTCGGCGACACGCAAGGGATTTCGCAAGCGCATCCTGTGGTTTCACAGCCGCCACGGCGGCGTGAGCTACAAGATCCTGCGCTAGAACGCGCGGGTCCACACCCACAGATGGCGGTCCTTGACGGTCACCGTCCCCGACGACGCCTTGAACTGCACGCTGACGTTGTAGCTACCAGCGGCTGCCACCAGCACCGCGACACCACCACCCGCATCGGTGATGTTCAGCCCTCCGCCGACCATCATCCCGGTCGTCACATCCCCGCTATAGGCGCCCAGTGCCGTCGTGCCGGTTCCCATTCCCTTGGCGAGGTTCGGGGCCGTGAACAGCGGCACGTAGCGGTCCGCGTTGCCTCCACCCAGCGTCGTTTCGACGGTCGTCGTCGCTGTCTGCGACTGACGCACGACCTGCGACCCGCCGAGAAACAGGCCGGCCGTCGCAGCACCGTTGACCGATTCCTTCCACGTCGCCTGATAGACGACCAGGATCAAGCCGCTTGTGGGCAGATCGACGCTTGCGACCTGATCGGGGCCGTTTGTAAGAGAACCGTAGGTGGTGTCGGTTCGCGTCCCCGCGACCGCCTCTTCGAAGACACCACCGCCGACCTGCGCGCCCTGCGTCAACCCAAGCTTCTGTAGCAACGCGACCGTGAGATTGGCCTCGTCGATGCTCGCCGAGCTCAGGAACACCTCGAGGTCATCGAAGGGGCCCTTGATGTCGGCCATGTTCGCCGAGGCGCCGCCGGTGAGGTTCGCTGGGTCCCCCGTCGTGTACGCAAACGCGGTCATGTGTGCTCCACTGACTCCACTCGCTTCTCACGCAGGTGCTTTGCGACGCGATGAATGCCCCACGAGGAGGACGCCGCGTTGTTCGCGAACTCCGTCGAGAACGCGGTTGCCCTGACCGCCTTGCGCGACAGCACGCTGTTGATCTGCCCGACTCCAGGCCACACACCGTTGTTCAGGGCGATCCAGTCCGCCCAGGTGCCCGACGTCGGCCACGTCGCCGAACCGGCGAAGATGACGGTGTCGACCTCCGTCGGGGTGGTCTCGAAGTCCTTGCTGTAACGGACCGTCGCCGCACCAGATCCCCACAGCTTGCTCTCCCGAACCGTCTTCACTGCCGGGTCGCCGTAGTCGCCCCACCCCGACCGCCAACGGCTCGTGATCGCCACGGCGCTGTCGTCATCGGCGCTCGTGGACAGCCGCCCAACCTTGTTCGCCCCGGTGCTGTAGCCGAAGTGAAGCTCAGGAAGGTCGCCGCGGCGAAACGCGACCAGGGCGCTGGCGGGAATGTCGAACAGGCTCCACCACCCATGCTCGGTATCGAACACCAGAACCCTGTCGTTCGCGGATGCCACACCGGTCGGGAGCGCGAGATACAGCAGCTCGTCGGCCTCGTTCCAGGCCATCCGCGCCAACGCGATCTGGGCGGCGTTGAGGACCTCTGATTGGAAGTACACCTCGACGTCCCCGGTCCAGATCGGGCCGATCTTGCCGGAGATCAACTTCGGCTCCCCGCCAGTCGTGACGTACACCCCACCGCGGTCCATGAAGTACACGCCGTCGCGTGCCGGCGCAACAGCGAGCTTCGCTGCCAACCCAACTCCGGTGTTGACCTCTCGGTAGTTGAAGACCGGTAGGCCGGCGGCGTCCGTGGATTCCCCGTAGATCACGAAGAACTTCGTCTGCTTGAACACGAACACAAGCTCGCGCCAGCGGACGGCGTTGAGGATCTGCTCGCCGTCTCCGGGGGTCAGGTCGATGAAGTTGCGGCCCCTGCCAGACGACCCGTCGGTCTCCCACGTCTCGGGCAGCCCAGGGTTTGAGAAGTGCACTCTGCTGGGGTTGCTGGTCGTACCGCCCGGTCCGTTCGTCGTCGCGGTGCCGTAGGCGGTCGCGACGAGGCGGTTCGCGGCGTTCGTGGAGCTCGAGAGACCGGGGGCGGCTGCGGTGACCGTGACCGCGCCGGCCTTGGGCATCGCCGCGCTGCCGGCCCCGTTGACCGTCGCCGAGCTCGCCCCCGATGACCAAGCCGACCCGCTCCAGCGTTGCAGCGTGTCCGTCCCGTTGGCCGCATAGGCGAACTCCGATCCCGGCGCGGCCGTCCTAGCAAACACGTACGGGCCACCCGCAAGCCCCGTCTGCGATGCCACGACAGCCCCAGCCGTGCTCAGCGCCTCAAGCCTCGTCCCGCACCCCGCGAGGAGCTGCCTGGTTCCGCTGGCGGTGTAGAACACGCCGAGGCTATCCACACGGTTGGTTAGGGCTGCGGTGAGATCGACGTAGCCGTCGCGTTGCTGGATCGCGCCGCGCTTGGTGAACGTCACGTTGAGCAGGTCGATCGCTTCCGCGTCGCTGACGACGTCGGCCTTGTCGCGAAGATTCAGGCCCCCGGCGAAGCTCTGGAACTGATACGGCGTGTAGCCCTCTCTGGCCATCACCAGTCCTCGCTGGCGAACGTGAGGACCTGCAACGACTGGTTTTGGCGGTTGCGCGCCGCGTAGATCTCCATCATCCGGCCGACGCGCGCGTTGACGTCGCTCTGAAGCGCCGCTGCGGCCTGGTAGTTGTCGGAGTCCTTGTACGCCTGGATCACCGCGAGGTCGATCCACACCGGGTGATAGCGCTCGGGGATCAGCGGCGTGTCCGAGCCAGCGGTCAGCTGGGGGCTGAACCGGACGTAGCGCACCAACAGGCTCGCCGAGGACACGGGGTAGGTACGCAGGGTTGTCGTGCCGTCAAGCCACCACGAGTCGGCCGTCCCAGCGGTCGCCACGCCTGCGTCTCGGTCGACGACATCCCTCGCGTCGACCCCGGCAAGGATCTGGTCGGCGTCTTGATCTACGACGTAGAGCACGGACTTCAGGTCGCTGATCGTCAGTGGCGCCGATCCGGTCGTGGTGGTCTCTAGCCACGGCCATGGGTACTCATCCTCGAGCTGATTGCGGGCGTTGTTGAGCATGATGTCCATGCGCGGGGCCGACAGGTAATCGAAGCCCCTGTCGCCGAGCTCAGCGCGGGCGGCTGCGAGGTCCACGACCCCTCCTACCGGCGACGTTCTGGTGCCACGCCGAATCGCGGTTCATGCTGATGCTGGCCGATGTCACCTTGCGGTAGTGATCGACGATCTGCTCCTGACGATCCCGACGCTCGGTGACCTTGCGACGCTCAAGCTCCTCCTGGGCCTTGCGTTGCATCTGCTCACGCAACCTCGGGACGCTCGCGTTCCACATGTCCATCGCCTTCAGACGATCCAACAGCCCACTGGGTGGGTAGACGAACTCCCCTTCGGGTCCGCGAACGGGGAACACGCTCCACGGCGCGTTCTCGTTGCACCTCACGACGTGGTAGTAGCCCGGCTCCAACGGGGTGCCGATCACCACATGCTCAGGGGCCCGGACCATCTTCAGCAGCGGATCGAGACGCTTCAGCTCCCTCGTCCACTGCTCGCACACGCGGTCGGAGTAGCACGCCCTCGTGAGCTCGGCGTTGTGTTGCTGGCGCTCCGCCACCAGCCTCTCGTGAACCTGCGGTGGGACGAACAGCCGTGGCATCTACAGCGAGCCGACGGCCGTCACGTCGATAAAGCACCCGGTCGGGAACGCTTCGCTGTTCGTCTTCTCCGACAGGGCGGTACCAGCCGCCGAGCCCTCGAAGAACACCAGCTTGCCGTTGGCCTGATCCCAGCTCACCGGGCACCCGGTCGACAGGGCCGAAGCCATCGCAACAGCCCCGTGAAAGATGATCTGCTCGACCTTCTTCAGGCCGAAGTTGCTGGCCGCGATCGTCTCCCCGCCGGTCGCGTAGTTGCCGCTGAACGTCAAGCGGCGGGGGCGGACCTTCTTGTTGCCCCATACCGTGTCCTGCGCCCCCGTGATCTTCGCTGCTGCTACAGCCATGCTGGTCTCCTATTCGACTCTGGTTGAGTGCCCCTTCAGGGGCAGACAAAAGGGGCCGGGAACTGCTCCCGGCCCCTGTGCGTCTAGGCGGTCAGGGCGGTCGCCCCGGCCAGGCCGTTGCGTCGCTGCGCACCGATCTGAAGCGGGAACACGACCGCGTCCTTACCGGTCGTGGTGCCCGCAGCCCACTGCGTCTGGCCGTTGCCGCCGAACACGTCGGTCGCCCACTTCGGGCCATCCCACGCCCCGGTGATCCGGCACAGATCGCTGAGCGTCAGCGCCCACCAGTCGCTGTCCAGCACATCCGGGAACGCGTCGACGACCATCCCGTTCCAGCGCAGGCGGCTGACCGACCCAGCCGCGAGCTCACGGTCACCGGAGAAACGCACCTGGTTTTGCAGCAGGCTGTAGAAGTTGGCCTCCTGCTTGAGGCCCGTCCACACCTGCGTCTCTGACTGCCCCGTACGCTGACGCACCTGACGGGACAGGTTCAGCGCCAGATCCAGGCTGAAGACGCTGGTTGACGTGTCCCTCGCCGCAGCGGCCCAGAACTCCTCCCCCGCGTTGGCGGGGTTCAGGCCACCAAGCGCACCCGACGTGTTGACGATGTTCCTGAGCCCGTTCATCTCCGGGTTCGCGGCAGTCGCCGAGTTCGGGTTGGCGATGTACACGAAATGCGTACCAGACGTGGTGGAGATCGACGTCCCGATCGTGATGTCCGGATCGGTCGGGTCGTCCTTGATCGCGGTGACCTCCGCAGCTGTCACTAGCGCATCGGTGTCCGCCGTCGTGCCGATATCCACCACCGACCCGACACCCAGCCAGCCGCGGACGATCGCGTCATAGCCATACGCCGTGCCCGAAGGGCTTGGCAGCAGCTCGACCGTCGTCGAAGCACCACCCGTATCGCACTGAGCGACGATCCCGTCGCCGTTGGTCATCAGCTGCCTGACGGCCTGATGGCGAACGTTCTCAACCGCGTTCTCGATCTCCAGATCCTTCGCCGACACCACCGACTGCAGCGTCGCGCCACCCGCCTGCGCGAGCGCGCTGGCATCAAGCTCGACCTGCAACCAGTGGTAGACCAGCGTGTACGTCGCCTGGTCGACCAGCTGCTTTCCGGCGGCGTTCAGCGTGCCGCCGCCCGCCCCGACTGACGTGTAGCCGCCGAGGTTGCGTCCCTTGTGGATCGGCACCTGCGCCTGCTTGCCGATCATCGTTGCCTTGACCTTCTCCAGACGCGTCAGTGGGCCGTTGTCGGCCTCGAACTGCTTGACGATCGTCTGGGAGGTCCAGTTCTCCTTGAGCACGTCAAGGAGCGTCGTGGCTGTCTGAGCCATTCGGTTTTCCTCTTTCGTTTGTTGGCCCAGACAGCCGGTGCTACTGGTCTGCCTGCAGGCGACTCATCGCGTAAGCGACGCGGCCCTCGCGGGTAGACCTGTCGACCGTCTGGACGCCCTCTTGCCCATTCGCTGGAACATGCGGGGCGCGCTTGGATGACGCCCAACGCTTCTGGCGGGCCTGCTCCCACTCCCGAAACTGCTCATGGGCGCCCTGGATGTCCAAGTTGCCCTCGCTGGTTCTCGGGAGCACGATCGCCGACCGGAAGATCCAGTCCTTGTCTTGCTCATCGAGGTCGGGAAGGGCGTCCAGCTCACGCTCAGCGGTGGCGGTCATCTGCTCGACGAGCTGCTGCTGACGCGCCTGCTGGTTTTGGGACTCCATCTGAGCCTTGATCGCCGCTACCTCCGCGGCGAGCTGCTCGGTCGGGTCCTCGAACCCCTCCTCCTCCTCTTCCTCAACGAACTGCAGCCCCAGCGCCTGCGCCGCCTGCGTTCTCGCGTCGGCGTCGTCGGACTTCAGGGCCTCGATGAGGCGTTCGCGCTGCGCGAGCTCCTGCGTGGCCCTCGTGTAAGCGGGCTGCAGGTCGTCGTAGCGCTTCTTCCAGTCTTCGACTGGGGCGTCGGTCCCTTGCGGGGTGTCGACAGGGGCAGGCGTATCCTCAACGGGGGCCTGCGGCGCGTCCTCGGCCATGACCGGGACTCCTTTCTATGGGGCGGGTGCCTGACGGCGTGTCCGCGTGATGAAGGCCAGGTGCCCTGCGGCGTGTCTGGCCCTAGACGATCAGGTGCGGCCTGCTCGCTCTGCTCTGGCGGCCTGCCACCTTGAAAGATCGGTACCGACGTTCGCGTAGACGCTGTACACCAGCACCACCCACACGGCGTCTTGCAGATCAAAGACGAACACCGCAACCCCGGCGAGCAGCCAGAACGCTGCGCCCGCGAGCGCCAGGTGCTCCCAGAAGCGCTCAGCCATCTGGCTGGCGCTGATCAGGCAACGGCTTCTCGCGCACAGGTCTGGCGGCGTTCTCCATCCCTTGCTCTGCGGCCTGGGCGTTCTGGGCCTCGAGCATCCGCATCTGCTGCTGAGCTTCGAGGAACTGGATGCCGCGCCAGATCTGCTTGGCGACCTCCTGCAACCCTGGGTCAAGCTCGTCGTACTCGTGGGTCTTCATCCAGTCACCCAGGACGTTGCGCCACACCTCGAGGTTGTCGACCTCCGAAGGCATGTAGGACGGGACCTGCATCGGCTCGCCCGTCATGGGATCAGGCTCTTCGCGGGCGGGCATATCCAGCACCGTCTGGTCGCGGATCTTCTGGATCACCCGGTTGATCCTTGCGATGTCAAGCTCGTAGGACTCGATCAGCTTCTCGGCGGTCCCACCGTTGATCGCGGCCATCGCCTGCATCGGCGTCACCCAGCCACGATCGGCGAACGCAAGAACCTGGTTGGTGATCTGCTGCTTGGTGCGAACCTCCAGGGACTGCGGGAACACCCTGACGTCGACCTGGTCGAGCAGCTGGGCGCCCTGGAAGTCGGGGATCAGGTAGGGGCCGCTGGTGCCCTGGATCGCCAGGAGCCTGGGTTCCTGGTAGTGGCGCTGGACGAGCATCAGGCAGTGGCGGGCAAGACGGCTGTGGAACTCGGCGAGGTCCCCCAGGAACTCCTGCCAGCGCAGGTTGGATTGCTCGATGACCGCCTGGATCGTCTTCGCAGCGACGTCCGCTTGGGCTTCGATCTGCTCGTCCGCGGCGACGTCTCGCGCGAACTGCTGGATCTCGCGAAGGATCTGAAAGAGCTCTGCGGGGATCTGCGGGGGCTTCTCCCACTCCGGCGGCGCGAACCCAGCCTTGTAGTACGTCACGGCCCCCGGCACGTCGGTGGGACGGTTGAGCAGCGACTGCGCGACGGCTTTCATCTGCGGGTGAAGGCAGCGGTTCTTCCATTCCAGGATCTTGTTCCAGCAGTCCTGGTAGGTGCGCTGCGCGTCGATCAGCTGCCACGTCAGCCCGAAGTCACGGTCGGTCTCGGGGTCGGCGTCCCAGCAGAGGCGGTGAAGGACCGGCTCATCTAGGACACGGTTCTGGGGGTCGATGAGGGGGTAGGTGTCCTCGGGGGCCACGACCTGCCCGTTGGCGATGTACAGATGCCTTCCCTGGGGATACTCGGGGCATGGGCGCTCCATGTACCGGGTGAGCATCGCAAGGTTGTCTTTGTCCTTGTCGGTCGGGATGTCCGACGTGCCGGCGTCCGCCTTCAGCTCGATCCCCGTGAACCCCGGGATCTCGCGGATGTCATCCAGGGGGGTCGCTCGCTCGATGACGTACCAGCGGGAGTCCATGAAGTCGACGCCGGGCTCCCAGTAGCACTCGTTGCCGTTGAGGATCAGGACCCTGATCTCGCCGTAGCCAACCTGCTTGGGGCCATCCTCGGTGTCGATCTGCACGTACGGCCCGACGTTGGGCTCGAAGTAGGGCATCGCGAACCCGTCCCCACCGCCACCGGCGGCGAGCTTGACGACCTTCTTGGAGACACGCCGAAGGCCCCACTTGTCATAGCCGTACAGCGCCACCTTCTCCGAGAGGCGGGCGGCGGCGATGTCCTGCGGGTCGGTGGTGGACGGCGTGACCTCGTAGGACGGGATGCGCTGGGTCGCCGCCGACACCTTCGCGCGGATGATCGGCCCGATCAGGTTGTAGGTGTTGCGGATGCGATGCGGAGGCTTGCCGCCCCCCGTGACGTGCGTGACGGTCGACTGGAAGTTGAGGTTGTTGCGCTCGGTGATGTACCAGTACGTGTCGCCCTTGGTGAAGCGCATGCACAGCCGGCGCTTCGGTGCGTCTTTGAGCATCGCCTTGCGGCCCCGGTCGATGCGCTCCTTGACTTTGCGCGGAACGACCGGATCAGGGCGGCTGAATTCAAGCAGCGCCACTGGTCTCCTGAGCCATCAGACGCTCGGCGAGCTGGTCGCGGTCCTCCCAGTAGTCCCCGTCGTCGTTGGGGTCCACGGCGGGCGGACTGGGCTCGATCTGGGGCTGATGTTGCATCACCGCGACTTCCGGGGCCTGCAGGCGCTGACAGAGACGGTCGGTCAGCGCGATCATGCTCTCCAGGTCGGGATTCTTGGCCGCAAGTAGCTGGGTGATGTGCTGCTCGTGGCGGCGGTTGGCGAATTGCCGTTCGGCGGTGGAGAACACCACGACAGCCACCAACACCACGAGCTCAATCACAGCTGTGCCCGCCAGTTGAGCACGACATTGTTGGTTCCTGACGCTGGCGCTGTGGCATACGTGACGGTGATGTTCGTGGCGTCCACCGTGACATGGAAGTCGCCCTTTGCGTCAGCGTGACCGGGAGTGACCGTTACGGTTCCCGGAGCAGCAGCAAGGCCATGAGCGATCGTGAACGCTGTCGCCGAGCCGTTGCCGTTCTGCGTGGACCGCCCATAGTTGTCCGAGCGCAGAATGTCGGTCGTGGACCCGTTGAAGTACCTGGTGCTATTCCCGTAAAAGACGTCTGGGGTGAATCCATTGGCGAGAAGCCTTGCTCCGGCCCCCTGATTGCCGATCACCGCAATCTGCTCCATCGTGTTGGACCCAGATCGGGTGATGAATGCCCGGTAGTTGGAGTTCGCTGGACCGTTGAATGTACTGCCCATGACCGTCATTTGCCGCAGCGCGGACGACGCGGCCGTGACGTCTACGAACACGCAGTCGTACGTGTCGTTCGGAGCACCTGTTACCTGATAGAAGGTGTTGCCGACGATCGTGAAACGCCCGATCGTGGTGGATACGCCAACGAGGATGCGGATGTGATGTCCGGCGGTCGCCTCGATGATGTTGTCAACGATGTGGATTCCGCCGCCGCCAGTGCTGATGTTGACGATGTCAATGTCGTGGCGATTTGTGCCCGTTGCGCTGATCCCGTAGATGTGATTGCCGGAAATCTCGACGGCTTGCGCGGCATCGAGGCGAATTTGTGCTCCCCCGCCTTCGCGGATCTGGTTTCGGCGGATCTTGTTGTCGGTGTTCCCCACCTTGATGGTGTAGCCGGTGCTGTCCTGGCCGATGACGGAGTCAAGGACGTGGCCATTCTGTCCCGCCATGTCGAGCGCCTGACTTGAGCCACGCCAAATCTGGCAGCGTTGAATGACGTTACGTCGCGCGTTGGTGCGAACGGCGCTCGTTGCCTGCCCAGACCCGTCAATGATCAGATGATCCAGCGAGGCGCCCGTCTCTCCGGAGTCGGTAGAGGTCAGGTCGTCGCCGAGTTGCACGACGGCCCCACTGATCGCTCCCGACGCCTTGATAATGGAGCCCCTCGCCGGGGTGGCCGTAACAACCGAGAAGTCAAGGCTTGTGCCGACGAGTCTGACGCCGCCAGGCACGACGATCGTGCTCGCGACGCGATAGATGCCGGGGGGAAAGAACACATCGCCGCCAGCAGTTCCGGTCGCCGCGATCGCGGCCTCGACGGCTGCCGTGTCATTGGCGACGTTATCGCCAACCGCCCCGTACTCGGGGTCCTTGACATTGATCGGCGCCTCGCGAATCACCGCGATCGCGGCGGTGTCCGCGCTGACGCTCTGAAGATCGGGGCCTTCGAAGTATCCCGTTTGGTTGTTGCCGTTGGCATCGGTCGCCATTGCGGCGTATTTGTAGGTGGTCATCTGAGATCCCTAGGTAGAAGGCCCCGCGCCACCACAACGCGGTCCCACGACACATCACCGGTCCCGGTCGCGCCGTTCTCCGCGAACAACCGGATCGTCAACGTCCCGGCGGTTCGGTCTACACGGATGCTCGCCGTCGCCCACCGCCAGTCTCCTTGGCCCTGCGTGGTGGCGGTGCTTGTCTGCGACGCCGTGTTCGAGCCGCCGGTCGTGAAGATCGAGATGCGCCCAGCGTTGGCCGGGGAGCCTGCAACGACCCGCTCCCGCGCGCACAGCGTGGCCCAGCTGCCGAGGTAGGAGCGGATGTTCGCGCCCGTAGCCGAGTTCTGTAGGTAGGCGATCGCTGCGGTCGTCGGGACCGTCCGGATCGAGTGTCCGTGCGGTGCCTCGTATTCGGTGGTGTTCTGCGTGACGGTGACGTTGGAGCCCGTCCACCCCGTTGGTGGGGCCGCGTAGGACGCGAAGTCCATGTTCGTGAACCCCGGGCTGCTCGTCGGCAGCAGCAGCGTGGAGACCTGTTGGCCGTTGGGGGGCGACCCAGGCACATAGCGCAGATGCGACTTGATCTCGTTGAAGATCGCTCGCTGCCCCGCGGGGTTGGGGTGAATCTGGTCGGCGAGCAGGCTCGTGTCGGTCGTGTTGTCGGCAAGCACGAACAGCCGGAACGTGTCGATCAGGCCGTAGCCACGCTGGCGGGCGAGGCGCATCGTGACGTGCCTTCTGGCGGCCTGCACGGCCGCGTTGCCGTCGGTCCTGGGGTTCTGCGTGAGCAGCACCAGCTCGGTCTGCGGGCACGCCGCGGTCACCGTCTCGGTCAGCGCCGAAAGGTTGTCGCGCCAGAACGGCTCGGCGGCCGCAGACCCCTCGTTATGTCCGAGGCTGACGAACGTGAGGTCCGGGCTCTTGATGGCGAGCATCTGATCGAAGTACGGCGCCAGGAAGAACTGGCTGGCCTGGCTCGCCACGCTGCAGTTCCAGACACTTAGGGTTCCGCTGGCGCCGTCACCGGCCTGCAGGACAGTGACCGCCGGATAGTCCGTGGACGCCCATGTCGCGGTCTCGACACGCAACCCGGCGTACAGGCCAGCGAAGTACTGGCCGAGCAAATCCGCCCATTCCCCTGCCGCGTCGGCGGTGCTGTCGGACAGAATCACGATCGTCGCGTTCTGCTTGGCGGCCAGCTTGAGATGAAGGCCCTGCCCGACGAGGTTGTTGGACCCAAGGTTCGTGGGCTCCGGGCCCTCGGAGTACCCGGTGCTGATCGACCCGTCGTCGTCTGTGACGACGGTCGCGTACTTGTAGGTCGTTGCCATCAGGCGGCGACGAGGGTGTACGTGACGAGGATCGCGACGGCCGTCGCCGCACCAGCACCGGTCGTGACCGTCAGGCCCTCACCACGATTGGTCTGAAACCACCCGCCGCCCTCGGGCAGCACAAGCACGCCGTTGGCGGCGGTCTTGAACGTCGCGGACTTCGCTGTCCCCGCCCCCGTGGGCTTGCTGTTGAGCACCACCGTCGACCCTGCCGTGTCGCCGTTGACGATCGCCAACGCAAGGACCCGATACGCCCTGCCTGGAACGGCGGTGAGGGCGGGGGTGAACGCGGCGTCCGTTTGGCTGGCGGCGACGTTCGCGAACGCCATCCCGATGCTGCGGTCAAGCGGCACGCGCTTCCTCCTCCCTCTTCGGGCGACCAGGCTTCTTACGGGCCGTGAACCCGGCACTGGCGAGCACGTCGATCGCGACGAGGTGACGCTCCTGCTCGGCCAGCTTGACCTGGGCGACCTGGAGCTCTTCGCGCGTCTCGCGCAGCTCACGCTCGAGCTGGGCGACATCAGCGGGGTGCTGATAGCCGATCATCCTGGCCATCTCCCTGATGGCCGTGACGGACACGTACACGTGGTTGTCATAGCCATCGAGCTCTGAGCCCGTGTCGATGAACCCCTCCGGGTCATTGGTGACGAACGGGATGGCGGCGCAGTGATTCGGGCGGACTGCTGGGGTCTCAACCCACCGCATGCTTGATCCTCAACAGTCCGTCCTGGGCGTGACCGGTTAGCGGCGGGATCACCCGGCGCTTCTGAAGCGAAGCCTCCCGGGGCCGCTCGCACGTCGGGCACGGACCGTCCTTGGGGTCGACGAGGGCGACGTACTCCACCGACCGCTCGACACCGGGCATGTCGCCGCCAAGGTCGGTGTAGAGGATCTCCTTGACGGTGTGGCGGACCTTCGCTTCCTGCTGGCGATACCCATCGCAGCGAGGGTCGGGGCAATGCACCCAACCATCGACCTCGGACTCGTGGACGCGAGGCATCAGTGCAGCTCCACGAACGCCGCGTTGAGCTGCCTGCGCAGCCTATGAACCTTGTCGGGGGTCAGGACGAACTCCTCCCCGTCGACCGTGAGGATCGCGACGTTGTCGCTGGTCGCCTCCACACTGGTCTCCTGGACCTCCACCGGCTTCTTCTTTGTGGTCATCCTCGTCCTCTCTGTCGTCACGACATAAAGCCCATCGGCACCATCTCAGGCGCCGGGACCAGCCAATCGGCCTTGGGGGCCTCACCCGGCGTCCACAACCGCTTCTCGGACGCAGGCAGCGGGTCGTTGGTCCACGCCCGCGCCATCGCCACATACCTCGTCGGGTCCATCAAGTGATCCGGGCCGATCGTCGCGAAGGAATGCCCCTTCGCCGTGCTCCTGGGCCGCGACTCGTTGGTGTCCTCGTCCGCGGCGACAAGCCAGCGATCCGCCTCACGCAACCAGCTCGTACACGCCCGACTGACCCTGAGACGATCCTTCTGCAAACGGCCCTTCAGCTGCAGAACACCAGCCAACCGGTCGTTCTCGCCCGCTACCGCCGCGACCCCAAGGCGATGAAGCTCGGTCTGCACGCTCTCCTGCGCCGTCGCCATCGACCTGATCCGCTGCGACGGGTCGACGACCCACACCGGGTCATCCAAACCCCAAAGCCTGTTCTTGACCCGTGCCTGCTTGACGATGTCCTCCACACCAAGGTTCTGCGGATACAGCTCGTCGAAGACCAGCATGTCGTTGGCCTGATCAAACGCGCACCACACCACCCCACCCCGCGTGAGGCCAGGGTCATAGCCAATGACGACATCCATCCCCTCGATGTCTGCTCGTGAGACAGCATCAACGAGGTGGCGCTCCGCGAGCTCCTCGAGCACCCGGCCACGAAAGCTGACGAAGTCCCCATCAACACGAGCCCTGCGCTCCGCCTCCGTCAAACACCTGGCGACCTCCTGCTCAATCGCCGCTTTCGGCAGATACGGATTGTCACGCATCGACCACTGACCCACATACACGTCAGGGTCATTGCGCCGCAGCCAAACCTCGTCATACGTCCACGTCAACCCGCCACCCAACAACGACGGGGTCATGTTGAACGCGATCTCACCCCGATGCTTCAGCACACGCATCCGGGACTCCCTGTAGATCCCCCACCCATTCGGGGCCGGGGGCTCCTCATCAAACCTAACCCGGTGAAGCGTCGCGCCCTGATGCTTCTCCCGCGGCTGCTCCGCGCTCATGAACTGCACCTGCGACCCGCCCTGAAACCGCAGGACCCGCAGCGTCTTATCGAACGCCGACTCCCAACTACCCCCAAGAAGATGCTCCCTCGGGGCTAGCCGCTGCCACTTCGGGATCAACACGTCATACAACGACGCCCCAAGATCCTGCGTCACCACCCTGCACCGAAACGGCGGATCCCACACCTTGAACGGCCTGAGCCGCGAAGGAACGGCATCGAGGGGAAGACACTGAATCAGATCATCAACGACCCCGATCTCCGTCTTGCCCGCCTGATTCCCCGCCACCCCCATCTTCAAGGTGACCCCGTCATGAGCCACCTTCAGCTCCCCGGTGGCCGCGAGGTAGCCGATCTGGCCCCCCGACCCATCACGCCTATGAAACGGGTTGAAGCCCTCCAACGGGTTGCGCTCAACAAGCGCATCCCACTGCCGCAGAAACCCATCGACCTCCACCCGCTCCTCAGGCTTCAGCCGGTCATAGTCAATCCGATGCCACTCCCCAGCCCGATTCCCAGGCAGCCTGACAACACGCATCAACCCACACGATCGCCCAACACCAACAACGCGATGAGAAGCACAAGCACCACAAACGCAACCAACCCCGCCTGCTGCCCAAGCATCAAACTCACCAACCACGCCACAAGCGCAGCCAACACAACGAAGACCAAAAGCTCAACCACGACGCCCCTCCCAGGGCGCCACGCGCCCTACTCCATGATGTAACCCCGAACGACGCAGAGCTTGCGACGCCAAAACTGATCGAGAACCCGCGCAGACGCGGTCGTTAGCTCACCGACGGCATACAGCCGCTTGATCTCCTCAAGCTCGGCGACTGCCTCCGCCTCCTCGGACGCGTCTACGGTCCTCACTGCGCCCACCGCCTCGGAGCGATCTTCGGCAACGGCGTCCCCTCAACAGGCTTCTCGTAGACCTGTCGCTCAGGACCCATCCCCGGCTCACGCCCGGGCGGCGGCACAGTCGACGGCTGCAACTCATCGATCCAATGAGGATCGGACGCTCGAGCAGGCGCAGAGTCTCCAGCAACAGGTCCACGCGATGTCGGAAGCGCTCGCGAGACGCCGTCCGCTTTTGCACCGCTCTCTGCACCACGTGTCTCTAGCGCCTGCTCCAACACCCGCCGCACCCAACGCTCACGCGGAACCAACCCACGCACATCATCAATCCGCGCCTTCAACTCATCAGAAAGCCTCACAGTAACCATGCACACAACCTACCGCACACGCAGACGGAAGCAGACAAACGCATACAAGACCGTTTGGAGGAAGAACTAGCGAAGGACCATGAAATATCTAAAGCTCATCTCGTGGGGTTGACCCCTCCCCCCTCCCCCCGATTTGGCTTGGGAACAGGCGTATACGGGTCTCGGGAACCGGGAACGGACTGTCATACATGCGATGCTGGCTGGTGCGAACCCCCGTATACATCGGGGTTTACGCGGGGTTTGCTACCCAAACAGCACCACAACAGGCGCGTTTCGATTGGCGCGCTGCGGCAGAAACAGGAACACCTTCGGTTGCTATGCGTTGTCTGTGCCTAGTTGGCTTGCTAGGCCGAGGTATTCGCGTTCGTCCTTGTATTGGCGCCATATGTGCATGTCGACGGGGTGGCCTTGGGCGTCGTGGATGAGGTCTACTTCGAAGGTGGCTTGGGCGACGAGTTCGTGGGGGTTGCTTCCAGCTTGGATGTCGTCGGCGAATCTGCTCATTCTTCTTCTGCTGTTCCGTTGATGTAGCCGCGGTGTTGGAGGCTGTTGAGGACGTCTTCGCTGGTGAGGTGCAGCGTGGTTTTGGTGGGTCGTCCTTCGAGTTGGAGGACTTTGTCGATCTGGAGGGCCTTTGAGGTGGTGATGTTTCTGAGGGCGCTGGCTGGGTCTTTGATGGTGCCGTTGCGGGTGGCTTCGAGGGTGGCTTGGAGGAGTTCGCGTTCTGCTTGTCCTGCGGTGATCGCGAAGGCTCTGGCTTCTTGGACGATCTGTTGCTCGATTTGGGGGGCGAGCTCGAGTCTGATTTCGTCGTAGCGGTCGCGGTACTTTTGGCGCCAGTCGCGGAGGGTGCGGTCGGGGATACCGATGGTTGCGCTGGCTCTGACGGCGTTGTCGCCTGCGAGGGCGAGCGCGGTAAGGGCGCGTTCGACGTGGATGGTGCTTCCCGGGCTGTTGCGCGTGGCGATGAGGGTCGTCATGCGGCCTTCGCGATGATGTCCATCGTGCCGATGTATTCGCGGGTGCCTGCGAGGATGCGCCAGACGTCCATGTATTCGCCTGATGCTCGCTCGTCGTCGCTTGGGCAGGTGCAGGGGTTCAGCTCGCCGCCGGCGGCGTCTCTCCATGTCCTGGTTGCGCAGCGGCGGCACTGATACTCGTAGGTCGCGTGCGCCAGCATGTCTTTTGGATGCGTCATACAACGATCGGGTCGATGTCTTTGCAGCCCCTGTTCTTGGCTGCTTGGTCGATGCTGATGCCCTGGTCCCTTGGGCGTTTGCAGCGTAGGAAGATGACGTTGGTGGGGATCTTGCCGCCTGTGTTGGCTTCGTCGTCGCCGGCTACGCGGGCTGCGTAGACGCCTCGGCTGGTTGGGGTGACGTCGTGTGTGGGACCGAAGTCGCAGTCTTCGAACGTGATGTTCTGGATGCCGCGGTTGTCCCAGCATCGGAGGAAGGTGTTGAAGACGGCGTTGTTGTAGAAGCGGGTTCTGCGGATCGTTGCGCCGTCGCACGCCCCGAATTGCAGGCCTTCGGTGTGCTCGTCGCTGTTGGTGCGGCGGACGTCGTGGATGACGCAGTCCTCGATCAACAGGTTGCGGGTGATGCCGGGGCCGGCTATCGCTGGGTGGACGTCGGTGAGGTTGCCGATCTCGACGTTCTTGAAGACGAGGTTGGTGCCGCAGAGATCGAAGCCGCCGACTTTGCCGCCTTCGATGCGGATGTTTTGGGCGGTGGCTGGGGGGTTGATCCACCCGATGCTGCAGTTGCGGTAGGTCGTGTTGTTGGTGGGGACGAGCGTCCCGAAGGTCTTGGACTCCACGATCGTGCCTGTCGGTGGGGGAGGGGTCGGCGTTGGCGCTGCGAGCGCCTTGACCTGGGTTGGGCTGTAGGACCGCAGCCCGTCGGAGGTGGAGATCCCGTCGATGCTGACGAGCAGGCGGCCGTCGTGGCGAACGAACCAGACCTGGCCGGTTTTGCCGGTGTTTGTGCCGTAGACGACTTGGACGCGGTCACCTGCATTCATGCGGCTCTCCCGATATCCCAGGGCTGCTTGATGCGCTTGGGGCCCTGGCGAAGGCGCTGAGCTCGCTCCTTGCTGCATGCCCGGCAGATGCAGGTCAGCGTGCCGTTACACGCCGTCTCGAGGCTTAGCGTGGCCGTGGGTGGCATCGTGACGACCTCGAGGCGGGCGAGGGAGCGGTCGAAGGCGTGCTTGTCGGGGGCGTAGTAGCGCAGGCACTTGTACGGCCCGCATCCGCAGTCCGAGCAGTCAGCCAAAACGGGGTCCTCCTTAACGGGCTGCGGCCCCGTTCGGGGGCCGCTGTTGTGGCGCCTCGCGCCACGCTATGCAAGGGTGGCAAAACATGCTTGCGCTGTCAAGTACCAGCGTACAACCGCTTGACTTTGTGGATCATCGCCCTTGAGCAGCCATGCTTACGGGAAAGCTCGTCGTCTGACTCGGTGCTGTTAGCGATCATGCGCTTCCAATGCACGCTGCCGTACTCAGGGTCCTTGCCAGGGACCGCGGGAGAACGCTTGAACGCCTGCAACGCCCGACGTGCGTCGACCAAGACGAGCTCAAGGTCGCGTGAGGTGCGGCAGCCGGCCATGCGGATCTGGAAGTGCTCGGCGCTCTTGACCCAGATGTCGGGGTCGCGGTCGTCGCTGTGGTTGGTGCCGCCGGGGGGTTTGCGGCCGCCGATGTCTTCCTCGGTTGAGAGGTGCGGTTCGAGGTTGACGGCTGGGACGTGGCTGATCATCGAGAGTTCGGCGATGACCTGCGCGAGCTGGGCGGCTACCGGCATTTTGCTGTCCTCCGCTGGTTCTAGGCTTCACGGTCCACACTCGTGAGGCGGGTCGTGCGGAGGGATAGGGGTGTTCTCTTCGTGCGGCCCGTCTGGCGCTTAGGCGGCCCTCGTGGTTCGCCTACGGGCCTCCTCGATCCCGACGAGCCCAGCGACATAGCCTTGCTCGCGGAACGAAAGCAACGGGAGGAGCTCAAGCTTCCCGTCGTGCTGGAGGGCATGACAATGCGCGCAGAGAGGCACGATGTTCAGCGGGTGTTCGGCGCCAAGCCCGGCGTTTACGCGCGACCGCGGGACGACATGGGCGGCCTGTAGCCCATGGGTCGTATGACACGCTCGGCAGCGCCCTTCCTCATGGACTTTGGCTCTTGCCTCAGTCCAGTTGCGGCGCATCAACCCACTCGACCTTCAGGTTCTCCGGCGGCTCGCTGAAGAGCTGCATCCCCGGCCCAGGGCAGTCCCCATGGGGGAAGATCGTGCCGGGGTGCTGCTCGCATTGCATGACGCCGTCCATGAACAGCTCTTCGGGTGTCTTGCGGTCGCTAGGGCCTAGATGCGTCATCGAAGGCTCTCGACGGCATCAATGACGGCCCGCGCTTCGAGCAGGTACAGCTCGCGCTCCGCGCCCTCAGCATCGCTAGGCCACGTTCGCCACATGCCCGTGCGAGCGGGCAGCGTAGCCAGATGGCGGCGCTGCTCCAGATAGAACAGCTCGCGGGCTACTTCACGGACAAGCTCGCCTCCGGGGCGCGGCCGCTTAGCAACACGAGCCCTTACCGTGGCGGGGCTCCGACGCGATTCCCCGGAGGCAGCTTCGATCCTACGTCTTGGGTTCATCGTTGTTCGCACCAGTTTGGGATCTTCGCCCCCACACGGCGTGCGAGGCTGACCAGGGAACGATTGCTGGGCCGTTCCTGGTCTAGGTCGTCCGAAGCCAGGCCCTGAGCGAGCGCATATGTCAAGGCGAGACGCAGGGCTCGCTGCTCGTCTTCGGACACGAACTGAACCGCAGGCTCGTCTTGAGATGGCATCAGTCGCCTTTCGGGAGCTGCTCGTCGATCCTGTCGATCAGCTCGTCATACTCAGCCGACGACTCGCCGTCGGTCGCGAACTCCTGCTCGGCCGAATGGATGCAGCCAAGTACGTCGTCCCATTCCTCCATCGTCAGGCTCACCGAGAACACCGGCTCCCCTCGAGATGGGCCGGTCATCGCTGGATCCGCCAGACGGTACTCCCACGCTGGTTTCTTCGGCCACGCCTCAGCCGACACCGTCTCCTTACGGCGTTCGATGATCCCGACCTGGGACAGGCGATGAACGATCTTGGCGACGCTTGCGTAGCTAACGCCGGTCGCATCGACGAGCTCGGATGCCCTCATCCAGCGGCGATCAGTCGCCAAGACATCAAGGATCTTCTGCTCCGCATGGGGGCTCATCATGTGCTCGTGCCCATCATCTCGTTCACGCTCCACGAATACGACCCAGACCAGCCCTGGATCATCACCAACAGCACCCGCAAAACGATAGACCTCCCATCCGTCCTCGGATTCTGGACGTGGGTCAACGAGACGTACCCGCGGCCGCGGTGGGAGGTCGTGCCTGATCCGTGGCAGCTCGAGCCAGCCCGAGACGACTGAGTCATTCCCAACGAGCCACGTGGTCGGCATGGGCCTTGGAATCGCGCAGCGTCACCAGCATGTCGATCAGGTCGTCTAGCTCGCAAACATGGACCGACTCCGCTTCCTGCTCCTCCGGATAGAAGTCGATGTTCCAGCATGCGCCGGTGCCGCCGGTGGAGCAAGTCGCCACAACGTGGTCGTATTCGTCGTGGATCTCGTAGCCCCACTGGCGGCCCTCGTGGGACTCCCCCTCGACCGGCACGATTCTGAATTGCTTCGCTACCATGGCCGCGTTGACCTCCTCCACGGTCGGCTTGCCGTGTCCGCTGACCGACCCGCGCTTGCTGGGAAGCCTCGAAGCCATCACGTCTCCTGCGGCTCGTGGATCTGAGCGAGTAGCCAATCCTGGCAGAGCACGAGGTCCACGGCCGGGTCGTGATAGGTGTCCTCGCAAAGCCCATCGACATCGCCGCAGACCTCGCAGACCGTCAGCCGGATGCGCTCCGTGTCCGCGTCGTGAGCACGAAGGTGGATCTCTCGACGAGAACTCATCGCTAGATCCTCCGTGGCCTGTCGTCCAAGTACTCCGCAGGCACCGGCTGTCCGGCCTGCTCGTAGATGCCACGCATGATCGCGTTGACGTTGCTGGGGTCCCAGGTCGCCTCCGTGAGGCGACGAGTCACGACCTCATCAGGCCAGCGCCCAAACACCTTGCGATAGACCCGGTTCTTGAGCTTGCTCTCGCCGAAGTCGCTGCGCGACGAAGTCATGCGTCCTCGCCCTCGAGCTGGTCGTAGACGCCGCGATCGTGCAGCCAATTGACCGTCCGACGCACCAGCTCGCCGAGCACCCAGGCGTAGGGCTCGTCGTTGGAATCCGTCAGACGCTCGTCGGGATGGTCGAGCATCCAGACCTGGAGCGCGGCATGTGCCATCTCGTGGCTGATCATGCCGACGCCGAGGTGCGGCTTGGCGAGCCTCACGATTGCGCACAGCGGGAGCTGCTCGCCGTGGGCCTCCAGCTCGAAGCGGTGGCAGATTCCGAGTGTGTCGGCGTGAAGCCCGCGTTGGCGGCGCTTTCGGCTGGCCGTCAGGTTGTCGTACCGCGTGGCCGCTGCACGCAGCGCCTTGACGTTGTCGTAGACGACGACCTGGACCTCACGCCGCGGCTCGCTCTCGATGCCGATGGTCAGCGGGCCGATCACAGTCGCTCTCGGCTCTTGGCATCACGAGACGCCGCTTGCGCGCGCAGGTAGCCGTCCTCCTCAGGGCAACACCCAGCTCCAGTGAACTCGTCCGTCTCGTCCTCGTCGCACAGCACGCACCCATCGCAGAGAACGGCCGTCCAGCCGGGCATCGCGGTCTCCGTGACGAGCCGATCAACCGGCGCACTGCCATTCGCCCACCAGCCCGTGTAGCCAGACTCCTCCTCGAACTCCCGCTTCGACTCGTATGTCTCGCGGTCCCAACCGACGTCGTGCATCCATCCCGCGAACTCCACGTCGAGGACGTGATCGAACGAGTGGTAGTCGCGGGCCTCGACGAGAGCAACACCCTTGGTAGCGGCGAGCAGGATCGGTCCGTCCCAGTCGCTCGTCAGCCACCGCGGTGTAGGCACGCCGCTGGACATCTACGCCTCCGTCCCATTCAAGGCGTCACGAGCGACCTGCGCGGCGAGAGGCCACGAGCCGGTCTGCTCCTCGTCAGCAACAGCGAGCAGTGCCCCCCGCAGCCGCTCGTTCTCGGCATCCTGCTCGCGTAGCAAGCGCCCAAGGCGCTCGACGGTGGACTCTCGCTCGACCCTCACGGCCGCTCCCCGGTCGAAGCGGCCTTGATCGCAGCGACCATCCTGCGATGGTGCACGGCCACACTGCGATTCGGGATGGCACGCATCGCGTCAAGCGCCGCGTCGCGCAGCAGCGCGTCCTCGATGATCGCTAGGGCCAAGTCTGCGGCCTCCCGCGCGCTATCCCCAATCCCATGCAGCGTGCCGTGGTGGTTCTCCATCAACGCAGCGATGTCGTGCGCGATCTTCTCTCGAAGTTCAGCCATCGGTGGGCTCCCAGGTCGAAGCAGCCTCAATCGCCGCCCGCATCTGCTTGCGCGAGGCGTTCATCTCGCCTTCAAGACGGGCCTCCGTGCGTTGCTCGGCGGGCAACCAGCCGACTCGCTTACGCACCATCGCTCGGAGTGCCTCGTCGCTCAGCAGTGCGTCCTGCATCAACCCCAAGATCGCGTCGGCCGCTCGCTCGCACTCCATAGCGTCGAAGTGCCCCTCGATCGACCGATCGCCAGCCTCGTCGAGCACGTCCATGATCGCCAGGCGGAGAGTGCCGCCACTGTCAGACACCGGGCGTCTCCTCCACGTAGAGCACATCATCGGCGTTCGCTCGCGGCATGGCCTGCTGCAGCGCCTCGATGAGCTTGGGGATGTTCTCCGGGTCGACCGGAACCTGCTGGTAGTCGCCGTGCCACATGCGCTCGATGAACACCATGTACTGCGGGGCCGCGTAGACCTTGATCCCGTCGGGACTCACCGTCTGGACGTTGACGTTCTCGATGCCCTCAAGGGGTGGTCGCCGGCCGTTCGTTCTATCGGGGAGCGGCACTCTCTGCCTCCGTGAGGTTGTCCCAGGTGCGCTCGGACGCGGCGGTGTAGTCCTCGAACGAGATTGTCGGGGCGTCGTCGAGCGCGGCAAATCCATGCTCGGCGTACGCCTTCTCCGTGATCCGCGCAAGAGCCTGGGCGCCCGGCAGGAGCACGAGCAAGTCGTACTCGTTGTCGTGCAAGCGTGAAGCGATCCCGAAGCCGGTCGCCCCGCCGCGCGCGGAGCCGACCAGCTCCTCGAACATGATCCGCGCGAGGTACTGACCGTCAGTCCAACGCTCACGGCCCCGCGTCAGGCCAGTGCGGACGATCTCGGGCAGGTCGTGGCCAGACCAGTGCCCGTAGAGGAAGACTGCCTCGTGTGAGCCGATCTCCGGCTTGAGCCAGGACGGTTCCTCGCGGATGACGATGTTGCCTCGGTCGCCCATCAGCTCCTCCGTTCGGTTCTCGAAATCTCACTTTGCATTGCTACCTCCTGGATCAGTTCGTCGACCAGCCCGCCCGCCCGGATGTGCAGGTTGCCGCTGAGCCCGATCATTCGCTCTCCATGTAGTCGCGCAACTCCTGGACGTTGCGGTCCTCGATTGCCTCGCGCCCGTCGAGCGAGTGGTGCACGACGATCCACCCGTCCCCATCCTCGGACGTGACAAGCTCCGTGTCGGGGCCGCAGACGCAGTCCCCTTCGGTGTCGTGCGCCACTAGGTCGCTGGTCGGCACAACGTGAACGCTGCGGTCCCGACTCATCGCAGGTCGCCCTTGCGGCCCCAAGAACGGTGCAGCCCGCACCACTCGCAGCGTTCGAGGTAGCCACCATCGGGCTCTAGCGGCCCGTATGTCCGCGTGTGGTGGAGGCTGAAGCGGTGCAGCAGCCGCGACCACACCCGATAGCGGAACCCCCTCCACCACCAGCGCAGCGCGATCAGCCGCTCTCGAAGGTCGCTCGGTCTTGGGATCTGGGACTCGCTACGGCTCAGATGGGTCATCCGATGCGCTTCCAGTCCTCGACGGCATCGCAGATCTCCAGCGCGTACTCGACCGCCTGCTGCGGCGTGTCGTGCTCGTCGCACTCGACTTGCTGCACCGTCTTGTATTCGCCCAAGTCCTCCTGAGTCATTGCGTCGATGACGCGAGCGATAAGCACGATGTTGCGTCGATGCAGGCTCATTCGCCCTCGATTCGCAGCCCACGGCGCCGACATTCCTCATAGGCCGCCTCGCGGTCGATGGCTTCTAGGGGCGTCTTGTCGCGGACACTGACCGTGCACCAGCCCGTTGAGTGGGGGCGTAGGTGCTGGGCGCAGTAGACCCACTCGCCCATGCTGCGGTCGTCGGTTTGCTGGGGCTGGGTCATCGGTTCTCCCACGCAATCGAGTCGACTGCTGCTGCAGGAATCGACGTCGGCTCGTACAACGGCTCCCACTCGTGCGTACCGGCGTCCTCGTCAATCGCGAGGAACTCGCAGTCCAAGCCCATGTGAATCCACGCACCGTCAAGCTCGATCTCGCCTCGGTATCCGGGATGGCCCCAGCCACGCTCAGGCACCGGCCCAACGTACACCCGGGCACGTCCGGTTCTGGGCTCGATGGAAGGCGTCACAGGTTCCTGCTCCAATGGTCGCGAGGGGCGTACGACAGACGCCAACGACCGAGCTGCACCACTCGCAAACCACGACTGCGCAGGAGGTCGATGCTCGCCACGTCCAAGTCAGGGTGGATACGAAACAGCTCCAGCCCGCCCATGCGCCAACAGCCGTGTCTGGGCTTGGTGGAACTCATCGCCCGTCACGCTCCTCGACGTGGAAGGCGTCCTCGGTCGTGTCGATCACCTCAGCGATGTCGCGAGAACCACCCTCTCGAACATGCTGGACGGCCTCACGCATCGAGGTCGCTTCGACAGGGACCTTCCACCCGATCGTCTCACGCCAGTAGACGAGGTAGGTCTTGGTGAAGGCCATCAGTCTCCACCTTCCATCGCGACCACGACCTCGGCGTAGGCGACCTTCCCGCGCGGACTGGTTGGGTCAGGCCCAAGTCCGTTCATCCACCGAACGACCGCAAGCACCCTTCCCGCCTCGTCGTTCGGAACACTGTCTCCGTTCGCGAGACGCTCGTGAATCTCGAGGATCTCGCTTGTCGTTGGCTGCATCAGTCGTCGTCCTCTGTGTCCGTGGTGGACTCGCGAAGCTGCTCCTCCGCGACCTGGCAGCTCGCACGCATCATCCCCAAGGCGGTCCAGATCATCGGAGAGTTCGTCCCGTCATGGCCACCACCAGCCCTATGCGCCAAGTACCGCGTGTCGTCAGGCCCAGCGACGTCGATCGTGAGGCACCAGCCAACCGCGAGCTCGTCATCGCCGAGGTACAGCCGCAGCGCCTCATGGACCGCCTGCTGCGCATCAGAGCCGTCTCGTTCAGGAAGCGGCATCGATCGCCTCTATCCCGTGGTCGGTGGCGTAGATGTAGAACCAGCCGAGCAGATCGCACGCTCGTCCGTCGTCATCCCAGCTCATGCGGTAGGGGATGCTCGAAGGGTTGCCGTCACGCTGGCGCTCGATGCGGCTGACGTGGCCTGTCAGCTCAGGGTGACGGCGGTGACGCACGCGGGTGCCCGGCTGCAGCAGCGCGCTTGATCCGTCACTGTGAACCACCCACGAGGCCAGGCACGTCGGGCCCTCAGGGTGAGGCTCGATTGCGCAGACTTCCCAGCGGTCCTCTCCGGGGAGTTGCATGATGCGTGGCGTACCGCCGCGCTTCTCGACTAATGCTGCGGCCAGCTCGTGGAGCTTGTCGGCTTGCGCTGAAGACATCAGCCGTTCACCACCTTGCGCTGTAGATCGACCTCGAAGACTGTGTCGGGCTCGCCGTCCTCGATGTAGCCCGTCGTCTCAAGGATGTGCTCCAAGCCGTCCTCGAACGCCGCCTCCCAGCACTCGTCCTCGTGGTTGAGCTTGAGCACGAATGTGTAGTGGATCTCGCGAGACATCAGTCAGCCTTCCTTGAGAGGGCGGCACTCGCTGTCTCGCGCATCACGTCCGCGCAGTCACCTGCGAAGACCGCGTGGCAAGGCAGCTCAGGCGTCTCGCCGTGGTCACGGATACTCTCCAGCGCCTCGCGGTAGCGATCACGCTCGGCCTCGACCTCGTGAAGGCGACGGAGCGTTCCTACGCCGTAATCGATCACGGCCGCTCCTCCGAGAGAGCCGCCCGAGCGAGGTTTCCCGCGATCTCTAGCGGTCCGGGAAACGTGTCAGAGATCTCCTCCAGCGTCTCGCGGTAGCGGGCACACTCGGCGGCGATGTCCTCCGCCGCCACAGACCCGTACGTGCGGCCACACGGACAGGTCGCGAAGTCGAAGGGGCTGAACCATGTCGCGCACTTCTCGCACTGGATGTCGTGAGAGCGCCCCACGTCAATGCTCCTCACTCGTGTTCGAGAGCCCGGTCCTGAGCGTGTCAGCGACACCACAGAGATGCGCCGCCACCTCGCTAGGACTCCCAGCCGTCAGGCGGCCAGCTGTCGCCTGCAGCTCATCGATCGTCCTGAGAAGCAACTCGCGGTAACGATTCGCTCGAGCATCCGCCTTGCGCTTGAGCTCGACCTGCTGGTCGTGGTTGGCCTTCCACTGCTTGACCTCTCCGGCCAGCCTCGAGCGCTTCTCCATGTAGTGGTCGATCTCGCTCACGGTCGCTCCTCACTCTCAGCGACAGTCATGCCGCGACCTCCATCGCGTCCTGCGGCATCGTCGAGCACCACGACTCCCACGCCCTCGTGACCGCCCCGGTGCCCGGGTACATGTCGACCAACTGGTCCTCCGGGCGACATCCGGCCATCTCGAACGCCCACCAGCAGACCTTCTCGGGCTTCGCTCCGGCAAGCCCGCGCTTGAGCGTGATCGGCTCCATGATGAAGTCGCGCAGAGGCTTCACGAGCCCGCCGACACGGGGCTTGCGTGCAGCCCTGACGATCACCGGCTCCCAAGCGTAGGCGACCGGGACGTTGCGCTTGAACGCGGCGAACGGCTTGCACCACGCCGCGATCCGCACATCCTCGGGAAGCCAGCCCTCGCGCTCCATGAGTCGCAGGCCAGGGACGTGGGTGTGCAGCACCCACCCGTCGCACATGTGCTCTAGCGCCTGGATCAGCGAGTGGTGATTGACCTCGCCCGCATAGTCCGGGTGGTCCTTGTAGTGCTTCTCGGACTGGCCGGGGTACGGCGGGTCGGCGTAACCGATCCGCAAAGCATCGACCGCCGTCTGACGAGCAGACACGGAATCCTCAAGAGGCATGTCGCTTCAGCCCCGCCGGACTCGCCGCGATGGACCTAGGTTCTTGTTCCAATGGTTGAGCAGGTCGTCGGTCTTGTCCTGCTGCGTGGTGTGATGCAGGTACCGCTGGAACTGGAAGGTCGGCATGTGCGAGATCCACCGGTCGCGATCGGCCGGCTGCAGGCGTGCGTTGCGTCGGAACACCCACATCGCAGTCGCACCGATCGCCTGGATCGCTCCAGGCTTGAATGCCAGCGGGTTTGACTGCTTGTCACCAAAGCACTGGATTAGGGGTGCTAGCTCGTCTGCGCGACCGCGATCCCAGAGCGCTTCCATGTTCTTCTTATAGGACGCGGCCTGGCCCTCAACGTTGAAGACATAGCGCAGCAGGAGTTGATACGCAGAGTACGGGCTTATTCTTGTCTTCGATGTTCGATTCGCTGAGACGATGGGCGCCCAAGGGTTAGCGTTGTCGATAACCGCTTCCTGGACGTAGCGCGCGACCGGATCAGTACCTGCGAGCGTCAGAATGTCGGGGGCAACGCGGCGCGCGGCGCGCTGCGAAAGGAACATGCTGCGGCGCTGGTTCTTGTCGAGCCGTTGAACGGTCGCCCACAGCGGAATCCGCGCAAGGATTGCGCCGCCCATGCGATGCTGCCCGTCCACGCCCCATAGGTTGTTGTGCCCATCGAGGGCCAGCGACACAGGCGGGAGAATCTCGCCCTTCAGCAGGCTGTCGCGGACCGCACGAGCGTTCTTAACGTTGAAATCGCGCTGGTAGCCTACGATCTGTCCGTTGACGCTGACGACGTCGATCTTGACGGTCAGCAGCTCCTCGGGACTCATCAGCACGAGCCCTTCGGTAACCGCTGGCTTGCGCGGCTTCATGCCCTCAAGTGCATGGGGAAGCTCAACGCCGTTGAGGTGGCGCGCCTTGTCAGCGGCGGTGGTGTAGATCCGCTCGTCCTTAAGCAGGTCGTACATGGTGACGACGTTGCTCATCGAAAATCCCCCTTCAAGGGCTTGTCGGCGCGTACGCGCTGGCCACATGCTGGGCAGCTGGTGTATGGCGGGTCAGGTTTTGCTTCGGGCTCGCGGTACTGCTGGACGATCTGCTGGACCGCTTTCGCCGTCGGCTTGCCATCATGATTGTCAACGGCTTCCTGCCAGGCGGCACGGAGCTTGTCGGGCTCCTCACGTAATGGAGCCAGCTCACGAGCTACCGCCTCCGATTCCGGTGTTACATCTGTAACACTCGCAAGAGAAACGACCTCTGCGGCGGCGATCAGTTGTCGTGCACGACTCGCCACGAACCCCCAGCGCTCCTGGCAGTAGTCCTCAAAGCGGTCATGTGCATCGCGGTAAAGCCGCGCATCGCGGATCTCAGCCAACGCGTGACCAACCTCGACGAAAGTGCGCATCCCGCGGTCGATCGTCGCCTCCAGCGCGCTGAGACGCTCAGCCTCGGTCGTGGTGAGCTCCAACACAACAGTCTCCGTTTGGTCGGTCATTTCAGGCCCACTCATCAGACGCTCCCGGACGCGGTCTAGCGACAACTGTGTCGACCAGCATCGACGGGTCTACATGGCTCAGATACGTCGACGTGGTACCGACGTTGGAGTGCCCAAGCGCCTTGCTGATGACCGGCACC